TGAGATCGAAGATCCCACCGCTCGCCTCACGACCCAGAGCTTTCTCGGCCTGTGCGGGAGACTTGAGCTTGGACACGAAAGCGTCGGCACCAAGCAATTCTGTTAGGCGATCTTCGGCCGCCTTCTCGTCAGACCAGCGGCGGATTGACCGCCCCTCCACTACCTTCCAGCCGGGGATGACGCCCCCAGCAGCCAGTAGGTCCGTGGCGTGTTTCTTTACTGCGTCAGCCCAGCTGCTTATCTGGTCGAGCTTGCCGACAACGACTGCCAGCTGGTCGGCTGTGAGAGTGTGGTGGTCTCTGGGCTGGTCGACCTCTTCCAGATTGTCGAACGCACCGAAGGCCAACTCGAAGTTCTCACGGGCAAGTGCGCCGCAGGTAGCCTTGGCTCTGCACCACCGGCACTGCTTGTCGCCGGGGTTCAGCGGTGCGTCTTCCGACATGGCAAGAGAGGCAGCAGGCTTGGCAACTTCAAGAGCCCACTCGAGCAGTTCTTTGACCGTCATGTCACACTGGCTAATGTGGTCGAGGCGAGGCTGAACGATGTTGAGCGTCACCTTCTTGACCTTGCGGTCTTCGCCAAGGTCTTTGATAGCCCCGATCGCGTACAGCATCAGCTGCTCATTCTTGTCGGCGTACACCTTAACGCCAGACCCGAACTTCGCGTCGATCACATGGACGTGGTCCTTGTTGAACACGAGGCAATCTGCTGTCCCGAAACCGCGGGGCGCGATGTGCTCATAGCTTACACGCTGCTCGAAGAACTTCTCGCCCTTCTGCATGTTGACAAAGTCGACGTAGTACTGGACGGCCTCGGCCATCTCTTCGGTGACCTCGAAGTCACTGAAGGTCTTACCTATGAACTCTCGAGCTACGCGCTCCTCGCGCAGACACTTCTCAGACAGGTCGTGGCAGGCCGTGCCTTCGGCAGCAAACCGGCTGTACTCATCTGGGATGTCTTTTTCCATGCGGATCGAACCTGGGCAGGCGATCCATCTGTGAGCCTTTGAGGCTCCGAGCACTGCGTGTGCCATCCACAACTCCTCTGACTTTTGACAACTATCGGTTGTTGACTAATGTCGTCGATCGGACGTATGTTGTCAATCCTCGTTTTATCAACAATCTTAAACAGGAGGTTTAAGTGGAAGATCGTGAACAAGTTAGGAGGAAGCTGGAGCAGGTGTCCGCCTTAGTCGCTTCTTCCTCGTGGAATAGATTGGCCGGGAAGCTGGACGTTACCCGTCAAGCAATAAACAAGTGGATTGTCGCAGGCGAAGTGCCAGCTGCTCGAGCTTGCCAGATCGAGCTGCTCACTGAGGGCGCTGTGACTTGGAAGGAGCTTTGCCCAAAGTTAGTTCGCACCACTGAGATCTGAGGAGAAGGACATTGTTGAAGGATTACGGGCATAAGCTTGTAGCCAACGGCTACGACATCGTGCCAATCAAGAAGGGTCGCAAAGCCCCCTCGCTTTCCAACTGGCAGAACCTGCAAGCCACCTCGGAGGACGTGGACAAGTGGTTAGGAAACGGTCACGCCGACGGGGGCGTGGGTGTGCTGTGCCGCCGAACGCTCGCCGTTGACATCGACTGCCACGACAAGAAGCTGAACTACGAGCTCATTCACTGGATGCGCGATAATGTGGGCGACGCTCCTATCAGGGTCGGCCGAAAGCCTAAGTGCATTATGCCTTACCGAGCGGAGACGCCTTTCGGGAAGATCCGATCGACAGAGTACGAGGACGAGGAAGGCAGCCGCCATGCGGTTGAGGTTCTGGCAAACGGTCAGCAGTTCGTGGCTTACGGTATCCACCCGGACACAAACAGAGAATACAGCTGGGTCGGAGGGGTAGGTATAGCTGACGTTCCTTACAAGGATCTGCCGACGCTATCTGAAGAACAGGCTCGAGCACTGGTTGCTTTCTTCGAGAAGAGGGCTGAGGAACGCGGCTGGGAGGCTGTGAGGCGGGGAGGCCAGACAGCCGCCAGTGGGGCTGTAGACCCAGACGACCTGTCTAATTTGAGAGCCAAGCTCGATGTCGATCGTGAACAGATCGAGAAGTGGCTCGAGGCGATCGACCCTGACGAGCATCACGACGACTGGGTCAAGGTCGGCATGGCGCTGCACCACCAGTTCGACGGAAGCGAAGAAGGTCTCGAGATCTGGGACGAGTGGTCGAGCGGCGGCAGCAAATACAGTGAAGGTGTGTGCGCTAAGCGCTGGGACAGCTTCGACAGCCACAGCAAGGTTCCTGTCACCGCAGCGTACCTGCGCCGTCAGAGCGTTGAGGTTGTGAGCGAGGAAGTCAAAGACGAGAAGCTTCCTGCCATGCTCGAAAACTGGGCTTTCGTTCAGGTCGAGGGGTCCGCCAGAGTTATCCGCGAAGACATAAACACAGGCTCGATCGTGCTCTACAAGATCGAAGATCTCAAGAAAGAACACAAGAACTGCGAGATCCTCGATGTGTCGAGCCGTAAGCCAAAGATGATCAACCTCGTGGATGTGTGGCTGCAGAGCGATAAACGTCGCACCTATGCGGCCGGTCTCACGTTCGCTCCAGACGGAGAGGTTTTGGCCAAGTACAACCTGTGGCGCGGCTGGACTTACGAGCCAAGGGAGGGGGACGTTCGACCTTGGGTTGATTTCGTGACCGAGGTTGTGGCGAGCGGCAACGCCGACCACGCCAACTACATCATCGCCTGGTGCGCTCAAATCATCCAGCAGCCTATGACCAAGATTGGCGTGGGCCTTGTGCTGCGAGGCTTGAAAGGGACAGGTAAGACCAAGTTCGGCGAGCTGCTGGGCGGTCTGGTCAAGGCTCACCACAAGATCGTGAGCCGAGCCGAGCACGTCACCGGGCATTTCAACCGCCACCTCGAGGACTGCCTAGTTCTGCAGGCTGACGAGGCTTACTGGGCGGGGGCGAAGTCGAACGAAGGGGCTCTGAAGGATCTGCTGACCAACTCAGAACTCACGATCGAGCGCAAGGGCGTAGACGCCTACACCGCGCCCAACTTCACCCGCGTACTGTTCACCTCGAACGAGGACTGGGTGGTCCCGGCCAGTCTGGATGAGCGCAGGTTCGCTGTGTTCGACATTAGCTCGGTTCACAAACAGGACAGTCAGTACTTTGCTGCGCTCGACCGCTGGTATCACACTGGAGGGGCTAACTCTTTGATGCACTACCTGCAGAACTTCGACCTGTCGAAGATCAACGTCCGCATCGCTCCGCAGACCGAGGCTTTGACAGAGCAGAAGCTCGAAAGCCTGAGCTCGGTCGAGGGGTGGGTGTTTAACTGCCTGATGGCTGGCGAGATCAGAGAGCACCGAGTGGCTGGCGATCGGCTTGAGTGGGGCGACCTGGTCAGCAAGGCTCAGCTGTACGACATCTACGTTTCATCAATCCGCAACCGCTACGAGCAGCCGGTCAAGGAAGTCCATTTCTGGCGAGCCCTGAGAGGCTGTGAGGGTCTGCTGCTGGATGAGAAGCAGAAGCGAGAAGGTGACAGCCGGATCCGATGTGTGCAGCTGGCCGACCTGACCGATGCGCGTAAAGGCTTTGAAGTCGCGGCAGGGATGTCGATCGACTGGCCAGACGCTGGCGAGGTTGACCCGCTCGACCCAGCTAACTGGGATGATGAGTGACTTTTTTATCCACAGGATGACAACTAGGGGTTGCTTATCCACACAAGGCGTGGTAAGTACAGTCGTCAACCCACGACCAAGAGGAGGTTTCAAATGAAGATGTACAAGATCACCACGGTTTACGGAAAAACTTACTGGGCTCGCACCCAGGCTGACGCCAAGACGATATCTAAGAGGGTCGGATCTAAATGGGACCAGATCGATGTCCCCACCGACCACGCAGGCCTGTGCGACTTTCTCAACCAGCAGGTTGGCAGCGTCGTCAAGCAGGACGAACCTGCCGCACCTGCGGTAGAACCTGTGGCTGCTGTAGTAAGCGCAGACATCGAACGTAAGTTTGCGCCTGCTAAGTCCGAGAGTGAAGAGCGCATCGAGCGTTCGTTTTTGATCGACGAGATCCTTGAGGAAGCCGACTACCACCAAGCCAGCTCGATCCAGTACCGCGCCACCCAGCGCATGGTCGACATCAAAGTGAGGGAGAACACCCAATGAAGCTATCACCTAAGATCCGCGCCGCTCTCGACGCAGAGCGCACGATCGCCATCGAGGTCTATCAGGACCACGGTTACGACAGCCGCGCCGACTACATCGAGGCGCTGGTCGAGGAGTTCGACGAGGAGCTGGTCGTGGCCGCCATGGCCGTGCTGCCTCCCAGCGAGGACTTCGACGGGCTCGTCAGCGAGCTCGAGGACTGGCACGTCGTGAACGGACAGTTCGGGGTGGGGGCGTGAAGCCTCCACCAGACAGCTGGCTGCGCGAGCACAACGCTCGCGTGGCCGAACACATCCACCGCTGCAACGTGGAGCGGTTTCTCAGAAATGAATTTGGAGGAGAAGACAATGCGCTTGGAGACGAGTGGTGAGTGAGGCGTTATTTCAGCACGGGGGTCTTCGGTTCTGGCACGAACGTGAAATACGGCTGCGAGAGCATGTGATCGCCGACCTAGCTGCGGCAGTGCGCGACACCTTGACCCGCGAATGGGCTATGTATCGCGTTGAGGGGCCGATCCTGCACCCGCGAGATCAAATCTCGTCGTCCTATGACGATGGAGACATTTTCGTCACTAATCACAAGGGCTGGTGCCTACGGGCTGAAACCACGCCTTCGAGTTATGCGTATGCGCGCTGGATGATGAAGCGGGGCGCGGGGTTGCCGTTGTGCATTTGGCAGGCGGGGATTTCGTCGCGGCGCGAGACAAACGACGGGGCCAGTGCGGCCAAGCTGCGGTTCAATTCGTTTTGGCAG